CAAGAACCCCCAGTCAGCCAAGCTATTCCTGAATCAGCTCATGTCGGAGATCAGCTCTCCGAACATGCAACTGACGGAGGAGTTCAGGGAGCTGGTGAGGCAGGCCAGCCTAGTTAACCTCTGGTTTTGGCTGAAGTATGTGATCGGTTACGCGCAGCAATTTGACCGTTTAACCGCTCACTTGCACGTGGACATGTGCAACTTCAGACAAAGGATAGCAGTCCCGGGCTCCCGGGGCTTGATGATACTCCCTCGTGGTTTCGGCAAAACAAAGATCTGCACAGAAGGCGGTATGGGCTGGGCTCTACTCCGCAACCCCGACGAGGCTATTCGTGTAAGTAATGCGATCGTCGAAACCGCGAGGGACTTTGTAGGCACTACCAAGTCCTTCTATGACTCCAATGAGTTCATGGAGTGGGCTTTTCCAGAATACTACGTCAAGCACCCGAGAGCCCAGGAACGATGGAATGACTCGGAGTTTGTGCTTCCTAACAGGACCAAGCATCGGAGAGAAGCCTCGGTGGAGTTTGGAGGAGTTACCGCTTCCGCTGAAGGCCATCATCATTCAATCCATATCGTAGATGACCCAATAGGTCTGGCTGCGTTGAATGCCAACCGGGGGGCCAATGCGGTAATGGAAAGCACCAAGCACTGGTTCTGGGCTTCGGAGAACACCCTTCTCGACTCAGGAATCAGAGGTTCGGTGGTGGTGATCGGTACTCGCTACTCGGTAGACGACCTATTCAGCTCCATCATTGAGGAAGCCAACGAGTTCTACGGTTATCCCATGAAGGATGTCGAAACTAATCCCGAAGGAGAGTGGAAGGTCTACTACCGCAAGGCCATCGAGAATGGCTTAACGATCTATCCGGAAGAAATGCCGATCGATCGCTTGCGCCGAATGGCCGAAAAGGACTGGTGGACCTACATCACGCAGTACCAGAACGAACCTGCATCAAGCGGGATGAGCGAGTTGTATGACTATGGCTTCAAGCCCTTCACCATGGAGTGGGAAGAAGAAAACAACCGCTGGTTCATCTTGACAGATGATTGGGAAGATGAGATCTACCTGGGTGATTGCGATGTGGTCATTGTAGGGGACCCGGCTGCAACTGAGCGTTATGTAAACGCACGGACTTCCAAAACAGCCATTGGGGTCTTGGCCACACACTGGTCAGGGAAGCGATTTCTGATCTGGCTCAGGGCCGACTACGTGCAGCCGAATCAGATGATGGACTGGCTCTTTGAGGCCAACCAGGTCTACAGCAAGTATCGAAGGGGGACATTCCTTGAAGCCAATGGTCCGTTCAAGGTGTTCGTGGATCCGAAAACGGGAACAGGCGTTTTGCGGGAAGAAGAGAGAAAACGGGGAGCCTCCTTGTGTTTGCGTGGATTTGCTGCAACTGGCGACAAGGATGCCCGGATTCGGTCTTACCTCCAACCTGAGTTGAACTCAGGTAATCTCTATGTGCTTGAATCCTATCTGCCCATGGTTGAGGAGGAGAGAAAAGCCTTTCCCATGAGCACCCAAAAGGATATTTTGGATATGCTCGCGGCAGCGGTAATGCTGTCCTCTAGACCTATGGCGAAGAAAGAGCTACAAGAACGACAGGTGGCCGAGGATGAATGGGAGAATCGCCACCACAACGCGGCTGGATATTGAAAGAGGCAACAATGAGCGACTACGATGAAGGCATAGTAGACGAGATGGCTTTCCCGGACAACAACATTCTTCAGAATGAGGAAAGTCGCAAGGCAATCCTGAACGAGTTGAATGAGGGCTACGGGGAAGTCAAGTCTTCGGGAGAACGGCAGAACTATCTAGAACGAGTAGACAAGTGGCGCAGGCAGCGAGAAGGCAGACCTGAACAAGAGGCCAAGGACTTCCCCTGGGCAGGCGCTTCGAACGTCATGCCTCCAATTGCACTGCAGACCACCAACGGAGCTTATGCCAATCTGAAGGGATCCTTGGCCGCAAGGAAACCCTTCTGGGTTGTGCTGACCAAGGACGAGAGCAAGAAGGACATGGCTGAAGCTTGGCAGATTCTGCTGGATACCTTGGCCGAGAGCAAGTACCATCTGAACCTCCGCCCCGCCATGCGAACGATTCTCTATGATCTGGCTTCCCTTGGAACGCAGTTTGTGAAGACGCCCTGGATTACCAATCAGTGGAACTTCAAGCGAAGGAATGCTAGCACCGGAGCGGTGGACACAGTCAGTAAGATTGTCCAGGACTGCCCAACGGTCATCCCGATTCGGCTGGAGAACTTCATCACCAGGTCTTTCTGGACCGACCTCCAAAGGGCTCCTTGGGTGCAAGAGGAAGTCTACCTGATGGAGCACGAGCTGCGTCAGGCCGGGGAGATGGGGATCTATAACGAAAACCTGGAAAGGGTACTCAAGCGTTCGGCAGATGAGCTGGACGAGAACCGAGTCAGGGAACTCGAGCGAATGGGCATCAGCCTGAGGGATATTCGGGCCGACAAGATGTACTGCTTGGTTGAAGCCAGGACCTTCCAGGACATTGATGGAGATGGGGTGCCGGAAGATACTATCATCTGGTATGACCCAATCACTGGACTTGACTTACGGAGTGAGTTCAACGATCTGGGCGTTCGGCCCTACGTAAGAGTTCCTTACTTGGATCGGCCTTACGAACTGTACGGTATGGGTGTGGGCTGGATTGTGGAGTCCCTTCAGGAAGAAATCGAAGCCCTGCACAACATGCGAATCGATAGCACCATGCTCTCGATGCTGCAGATGTACGTAACCCGCCGAGGAGCCATGGCTCCCAACGAACGCTTTAGGCCATTGAAGCAGATCGTGGTTGACGATCCCTCCAAGGACTTCTTGCCAGTCAAGTTCCCGGACATCGGGATGGGGACCCTGCAGGCTGAGTTGATGGCCAAGGAGTACGGGGATAGGGCGACGATGTTCTCCGACGCTGCTGCAGGCTACGAGAGCAAGACAATTGGATCCAGGGCCACAGCCTCGGGAACCATGTTCCTGGCTGGGCAGAATCAGAAGGGCTTCTCGGGAGCGGTCCTTGAGGCAGTTGAGGAAGCCTTCAGCGACATTGGGCAGATGGTAACTTTCCAGTTGATCCGCAACAAGGAAGGAACCAGGAAGCTGTTCCAACTCGTGCCTTCTCACTACCACGACGCCTTGAACAGAATGCTTGAATTGAATGTGGAAGACATCCCCTCTTCCTTCACCTTCAGAGTCTGGACCACGGACATCGAGAAGACTGAGGAGAACAAGCAGCGGGGTATGATGATGATGGCCCAGATGTACATGCAGTACGGCCAGCAGATCTTTGCCCTTCTGCCGGTGGTGTTCAATCGCCAGCAACAGGTTCCTCCGGAGATCAAGGAAACCGCGATGAAGTTCATCATCGGGGCGACCAAGATGATGGAAGAGATCTTCAAGGGCTTGGGCGAGCAGGATGCCCAGAAGTTCCTTCCCTATCTAAGGGACTTGGAATACTTCGTTCACTTAAGGGAGCAGGCGAAGAACGCACTGCTCGAGGAAGAGATAAGGAGAAGCAATGTACGAGCAAACGGCGGAGGCATGGAAGCTGTCACCTCAGGAGGTGGAACATCTAGTCCTGTTGGTGGACAGTCCTGAGTGGACCGTGCTGGAGATGATCGAAGAGATCAATGTGAGGAATCCTGCCAACAGAGTCCTACAAACGGCAGATGGAATCAATGAGATGCTCCGAGCGCAGGGAACCATGGCGGCGTTCATTCTGCGGGATTCAGTCATCCAGAGCATCTATGAAAGAGCTAAGGCCGAAGGCCAAGAAATGAAGGAGAAATCAGATGTCGGATCAGTATGATCCTCAGCTCACTGAGGAAGAAGGCAATCCCACTCCTCCAGACTACAGTTCGACTTCGCTGTTAGCGGAGGACGACATAGAAGTTCAGAGCGTGGGCGAGACGAAGGAACCGGCGGCTCCTGCGGAGATGGACCTACTCAAGCAACAGTTGGTCAAGCAGCAGGAATTGATCACCAAGCTAGAAGCCAAACAGAACATCGGGGCGGCTGTTTCGGAGAGCCTGGCTCCGGTTCTGGAGAGAATAGGCCAGCCTGCTCAGCCGGTGATCATGCCTCAGCAGCAGGGGGAGACCGAGGAAGAGTTTGAGAAACGGCTAGACGAGAACGCCTTTGAGATGGGCGTGTCCAAGGCGATGAAGCAGTTCTTCAATCGGAACCTTGCTCCCGAAGTCCGCAGGCTGATGGTGAACAACGTTCACCTGAGCAAGAAGTTCGTTCAGCTTGACCCGAACAAGAGCAAGCTCTACGCCAAGTACGGGAAGGAAATCGACGCCTATGTTGCAGCCCAGCCGCCGAACGTGCAACTGAGCAATCCAGACATCTACGATGATGCAGTAAATGCCGTTGCGTCCCGGCATTCGGAAGAGCTGCTCAATGAGCAGTTGGAAACCCGGCTTGCTTCGGAAAGGGAGAAGATCAAGGCGGAGATCTTGAAGGAAGTGGGTGCTAGCAAGCCTGCCGGATCCAAGCCTGTGTTCAATGCGACCAACCCCAATCAGCCAACCCCGACCAAGAAGTCCAACACCCTCACGGTCAAGCAGTTGGTTGATAAGTACCCCGACAAGGCCAAGGAAGCCTTCGTGAAGGGGATACCCGTTCACATCTACTTCAAGCATCTTGCGGAGAAAGGAT